TACTCCATCCAGAAGATCCGCTCACCAGTCTTGATCAGCTTGGGCAGGCTTGCCTTGTCGTCAACGAAGTGAATCTCCAGATGGGTCCCGCGCTGCATGCACTGAACGTGAATGTTCATCATCGTGTGTAGAGTCGTGGCGACGATAGCCTTGTTGCGGGTCTCCGCCACGAGATGGATCATGGTGGCCATTAAGATTCAAGAGGGGCTAGGCCTTAAGTTTCACTAAATTTCCAAACAAAACCTCCGGCTGTTTTGTGACCGGGTTTTTGGTTCGCACATGTGCTAATATGAGAAGTTGATATACCCGTACGTCTATGGGCTTCACTTATTGACATAAATGTTGCTATAAACGTCGCACCATCATATGACCATTGTTCCACGGGCTTCGATCTTTTTGCCCTGGTTTCTTCAGATACTACTTTCCCCTTTTGCGCCGCACCCATTCTTTTCCTAGTCTCGACGCTAACGACGCGCCCCTTCGCGGCCTCGCTTATAGATTTTTTCGCTTCTTCAGTATGATGCTTACCGAACCACGGATGCTTTTCACCCGCCATCAAACCCTTCAGGCTTTTGCTGATGGCCGCTTTTTGAGTGGCCGGTAATGGGCGACCCGTGTTAATTTCACTTAACAATTTACGAACTTCGGGTGTGTGAGTTTTACCAAACATGGGGTTGTTTTCACCTTTGGATCTTGCAGACATGAGTGCGCGAGTTTCATCACTAATCTCGATGTTAGCGGTATTGAACCCCACCACGAGGTTATAGCCATTAGGGGTCATGGTATTTCTATTTCTGATCTCACGGCTCTCTGTTTCTGAAATAATAGTCTTCCAATTTTCTCCATGAGTCTCTGGACTTATAACATGGATGATTTCTTTTTTAAATTTATCCCATCCGTGAGCCTTTATTGCTGCATATAAGTATCTACACCCCTTCTTGCCTTTTTCAGCTGAGCTCTTGTGAGAATTCCATCGTTCGGATATCCCTCTTTTACTCCACGATTTTCCTACATACTGTTTTCCACTTGGTCCAGTCAATAAGTAAACACCTGTAGTCATCTTTGCCTATACACTCACCTGCGCCTTAAGTCGCTCCTCGAGGGTCCCGTGGAAACGGATGTTGCCCACGTGGCCCAGGGTCGTCATGCAATCGGCGAAAATCTGACCCCCCATCTGCTGCCAGCGGCGGCAGAACGCGTAGTCCTCCGACAGGTACCGGCGCGAGACCGGGTCGATCATGCAGTCGAATACAGCAAAGTACTCGTCCAGGTCCTTATTCTGGTGGTCGTTGACGCACAGAAGCTCCGGATAGCGCTCGTGCATCTTGGTGAACACGTCACGCTTGATGAGCATGAACCCCGTGGGGCCGTCCAGCACCTCTGCGAACCCGTCACGGATGGGGGTGTTGGCCGCCTTGAAGTTCATGACGAGCGATGCCGCCACGCGCGCCAGATCCTTACGCCCAGCGCCAGACTTGACGTATGTCTCAGCCTGGTCCCACATCACACACTTCTTGGGGTAGCAAGCGACAGAAATCTCGTGATCCGCCTTGATGAGACGGATGACCGATTCTGGGTCGAAATGTACGTCTGCGTCGATGAAGAGAAAGTGGGTCGCCTCCGTCTTCTGATAAAAGCGGGCCACGGCGAGATTGCGGGCGCGATGGACCAGCGACTCGTTCTCGGTCGTGTCGAGCATCATCTGGATGCCGTTGGCTGCACACGTGCGCTGGAGACGAAGCATAGACTCGGCATATGCCTGAAGACACATACCCCCGTAGCATGGGGTGCTAGCAAATAGTACGATCGGCGTGCTCATTCAATTACAATAGGCCAGAATCCTTAACTAACGTCTCAATCTTCCCTAATGTGGGGACGGACACGTCGCAAATTCTGCAAATCTCCGCCTTGCTCGGTTTGAGGCCCTCGAGAGACAGCACGTGGAATATGACCGCGCACGCCACCGCCTTTGGCGTCCGCCCCATGAGCTCCACGCACTCGTCGAGAGCCTGACACCCCTTGACGATCTTCATCTTGACGCGGCCACGCACCGCGTCGGGTATGCACGTGATCTCATTGACGAATCGCGCAATCAAGTCGGCCGGTGTCGTGACGTGCACCTTCTGGTCCGGAACCTGCTCTTGAAAAATCTCCGTCGTCCGTGAAAGGTCACGGGCCGGAATGCCGAACGCGTCCGCAATCTCCTTTGTGGTCCGCGCCACCCCAAACTCCCTACAAGCCTGAAAGATGCAGTTGGCCTTGATGCCGTTGCGGACAGCGCCTCGAGTCAAGACGGCTTCGTTGAACGCCTTGTACTTGATTTTGGCCTGATACAGGACCGCTTCCGGTAAGTTCAGAATCTGCTTGCCAACCTTGTCGAGCGACAAGTACGCATGAAAAAGTGCCCTGTCTCGGTGGTTCATAGTGGAGTGCTGGTGGATCCGGGCCATGCGCATCTGCTTGTACGTGCTGGGCGAGTTGGGACCTCGCCACGCCGGCACGCGAATGAGCGTCCCTTGGCCCCAGGCGGCCGAGAAGTGATCGGTGTTTACCGGGGCGCCAATCCGCGAAGGGTCCGACGCGGCACCCGATTCATCCAGGCCAGAGCGCCATTCAGGTTCGTCCGACACGTACGAATCATCAACCTTCCCACAGTCCGTACAGACTGGCAGGTCGTCGTACACGTCGAACGATTTGCGGCCGCCACACACAGTGCAGTGGTACTCGGCCAGTTGGTCGAGGGCGACCGGAAGGGATTCCTCGGAACGAAACAAATCGAATGCGGCCCATGCCTGCTCAACCTCCATTTAAGTTGAATTATGGCCAGGGTGCGGCACCCTGGCCAGAAGAAAACATCTTTTCTTTGTAATGGCCTCCGTCGCGCCCGTCGTTGATCACGTGAAGCGTTCGACCATCCAGGACCTCGCGTCCAAGTCCCCGTTCAATGTCTTTAATGTGGCGGCCGTGGTGGCCATCCTGGTCATCGGCTATTTCCTGTACAAGAAGTTCAACAAGAAGTTCGCCCAGGGCGCTATTCGCATGCCCACTATGATGGCGTCCCGGCCCGCGTCTCAGGATACGGCCCCCGTGGTGGTCGAGGCGACTGGTGGCGACTCCGAGGAGGTCCCGGACTCGAAGGAGGCTTGAAACCAGTTGCGCAGCAACTGTGACCGCGCAGCGGATCACGAACCATGAGTCGCCGAGCGACTCCCGACTCGGTCTCAAACCCACAACTCATCCACGACGCCCCACTTGAGGCATCGTTTCGAGTCCATGTACACGTCACGTTTCAGTATCTTCTTGAGCTTGCTCTCGGGCACGTTCGTCTCTTCAAGATAAATTTTGCTAAATCGCTTCATAAATTGCTCAAGGTTCCCCATTTGGTCCTTGAAATCCTCAAACTTCCCCCACTGCCCGTCCATATTGAGTTGATGAATCAATACGTACGAGTTAGGAGTCATATACCGGGTCCGACCCCCCAATAGGATGAAAGTTGCAGCCGAGGCACACACACCATCAGCGATCGTCCGGATCTTGACCGACCGAGAGAGGCTCGTGAGACAGTCCATGGCGCTCAGTCCCGAGTGCATGTCTCCACCCTCGGACCGAATGAAAACGCGAATCTCTGGCTTGACGTGATCGAGTCCAAGATCCAGATGCTTGTGGCGCAGCTCTGTGGCTAGCTTTTTCACTTTCAAATTGAGCTCGAGGACCGACTCCTCACTGACCTCACAGTGAAAGTAAACGTCCGAACCCTGGACTTTCACGAACTCGAACTCGGGCTCTGGTTCTGGCTGAGCCATTTCTTGATAGTACTGAGGGCCTTGGGCTTTAACTTGCGCAAAGGGCTCAGATGGCTCATCACGTCGACGTCCTGTGGCTGGATCCCGTACTCTTTCAGAAGTTCGTAATCGCCCGCCTCAGCCTTGTCCCTCAGAAGCAAAAGGGCGTCGATGTCCAAGTCGAGTCGTGGGACCCGGTGGGACATGGCCTTGATTTTCTTATTTCGCATGCAAATGTTTTGGTATTTAGTCCAGGTCGACCCTGGTTTGAGCGGGGGTTTGAGTGTGTGACCTATGGCGACCGCGGGCAGGACACACCCGAACAAGTTGAAGTACGGGAGCAGATCCCATGAACCAGAAAAGACCGCGTCCTCGATGACGTCAGCCTGGCTAAAGTAGTCGGCGATCAGAGCAAAGTCCAGCTTGTTCTTGGGACCGTCGACGTAATTTGCATGTAAAATTGATGCCATGTTTCCAGGTTCACATACTGGCGTACCTATGAACTTGGCCGGATTGGTTTTGGTCCATACGGAGACTAGGTCGGTCACGAATTCTCGAGGAGAATTGAAGTCGTCGCGTGTGTCCGAGTTAATCTCGAGTGACATGAAGACCCGCCTCAGGTCCCCCTTTGACGATAGGATATTCTCATCGGTCGCCCCAGGACACAGAGTCTTGATCTCTTGAAAAGTCTTCACGGGAAATTCACGGACCTCAATTTCAAAATCAAATTTGGGGACGACCTGTGAAGTGACTATGAACTGACCCAAAGTGGGAACCTCGGCCAGGTCCCTAAGTCCCACCAGGTCACTCAAGGTTTCGTACTCGTCCAAGAGTACAGGAATATTTGTTCCTCGAATTTTCTCCAGAAATTCATTCGTGTCATGGCGCGACCTCAGAATTTCAGATGTTAATTCGACGAGGTTGGGTCCAAGGGCCTTGTGGGCCGCCCATGTCTTGCCTATGCCCGACTTGCCCACAAGACACACGACCCTCGGAAAATCATTAACAGATTTTTGTACGTTCTTCGTAAGGTATCTATCCATGGCCGAGTCGGATGACGGGTCAGAGGAGACTCTTACGAAGCAGGTGCTAAATATGATCCTCGAAAATCACGCACTTCGGGACAGCGTGTCGCCTTACCTTACTGGTTACCTTGTGTTTAACGTCTTGATCTTGATACTTCTGATTTATATTAGCGTTAAGATATCAATTAGATGATGTGATATCTGGAAATTTCATCAACCCTAAATATACCAATTGAAGTAACAGAAAATGTAAATTACTCCAATATATACTTGCATAT